AAAATATCCCCGATCAGCGCCGGAAAAGGGGGCGCCATGCCTACCCCGCTGAAACACAGCCAGAACATGAAGAAGCACCTGACGAAGGCCGAACGGACGGCGCGCCAGGCGGCTGAGGCAGGCCTGGAACGTGGTAAGCGAACCTACATGCGGGCGCCTGCCTGGCTGAGCGAACCAGCGAAGAAGATTTTCCGGGATACGGTGCGCAGGCTGAAGGGCTTTGAGCTGCTGGAGGCAATCGACACGGACCTGCTGGCAAACTACGCAGATGCGATGGCGCGCTACCAGGCCGGGGTGCAAAGCCTCTCGCCGCAGAGCCAGCCGAAGGACATAACAGCCGTGCAGGCCTGGAGCAGAATCGCACTGACGCTGGCGGATAAGCTGGGCTTCAGCCAGACGGCGCGGGCCAGGCTGGCCAGGCGCCGGGCGCAAGATGAGCCGATGGACGAATTGGAGCAGTTGCTGAACGATGTGGGTGATTTTGTGAATGGTGATCAATGAGACGGTCTGCCGGTTACTGTTTGTTGCTGCTGGTTATTCTCCTGGCCGGGAGTCTAACTATGTTTAGCGCGGCAAAGGCGGACCGGGCGGTGCGCTTCTACGAGATGCTGAAGCACACCAAGGGTAAATTCTACGGGCAGCCTTTCACGCTGCTGCCCTGGCAATCCCAGATCGTGCGGGATGTGTACGGGACGCTGCGCCCAGACGGGACGCGGCAATATAAATATGTGTATATCGAGATCCCGAAAAAGAACGGGAAGTCCGCCCTTGCGGCTGCGGCGGCGCTGTACCATCTGTTTGCGGATGGCGAGCAAAGCGGCGAGATCTACGGGTGCGCGGCGGACCGGGACCAGGCTTCCCTGGTGTACAACGTGGCAGTGGAGATGATCGAGCAATCCCCGACGCTGAGCAAGCGAGCCAAGATCGTTGGGTCGATGAAGAAGATCATCGACAGGAAGACCGGCAGTGTGTACCGGGCGGAATCGGCGGAGGCGTATACGAAACACGGCTTGAATCTGAGCTGCTGCATCTTCGATGAGCTGCACGCCCAGCCGAACCGGAATTTATGGGACGTGATGACCTTCGGGGCCGGGGATGCACGCAGCCAGCCGATCTGGTGGGTGATCACCACGGCGGGAGAAGACCCGGACCGGGTAAGCATCGGCTGGGAACTGCATGATTATGCAATGAAGATCCTGGCCGGGGAGATAGAAGACCCGACCTGGTACCCGGTGATCTATGGCTATGAAGGCCAGGATATCTACAACGAAGACAACTGGGCGGCAGCCAACCCGAGCCTGGGCGTGACGATCCAGGTGGAATCGGTAAGGGAAGCGGCCGCCAAGGCAAAGGTAAATCCAGCCGATGAGCGACTTTTCCGCTGGCTGCGACTTAACCAGTGGATCACATCGAAACTGACCACCTGGCTGCCTCTGGACTTATTTGACCAAACGGTTGGCGACTGGAATCCGATCGAACAGGTCGGCAGGGATTGCTATATGGGGTTGGACCTTTCGAGCACCACGGACATGAGCGCCTTATGCCTGGTATTCCCGCCCCAGGGCACGCAATCCGATTGGCGGGTGATGTGGTACGCGTGGATCCCGGCGGATAACATGCAGGAGCGGGTGGAGCGGGACCATATCGACTACGACAAGTGGGTAAAAGGCGGCTGGATCACCGCGACGGAAGGCAACGTGATCGATTATACGGCGATCGAAGCGAAGATATTGGAGCTGGCGAAGCTGTATAACGTGATCGAAGTGGACGCCGACCGGGCCATGGCGACCATGCTGTTGCAGCGCCTAGAAGCGCAGGGAATCGTCTGCGTGGATATCCCCCAGACGTTCGTGAGCCTGACCGATCCGATGAACCTGATCGAAGTCTTATTGAAAGGTAAGCCACCGGCGCCGGAAGAAAAGCCCAGCCTGGTGCAGGGCAAATTGGTGCTAGGACGGATGACACACGAAAACAACCCGGCAGCCAGGTGGTGCTTTGGGAATACCAGCATCGCCAAGAACGGGCAAGGATATATCAAATTCGTGAAGGAAACCAAAGGCAAGAGCGTGATCCGGACCAAGCGAATCGATACCACGGCGGCCTGGGTAAACGCCATGGCCAGGGCGCGCTATTACCAGGGATCGATAGACCTGAGCGCAGCGATCCTTGCGGACGATTGGGGCATGTGATGAAAGCAAAGATGTCGCAATACGAGAATCGATACAGCGGGCGAGCGGCAGCCATATTGGGCGGCGGGCCCAGCCTGCCGGATGATATGCAGCGGCTTCCGGAAGGCTGCCTGTTGATTGCAGTCAACCACCACGCCCTGCTGTTGTGCAAGCCGGATTATATGGTCTATAACGACCACCTGGAAGCATTGCCTCCGCAGCTCCAGGAAGCCATCCGACGGGGCGAGGTAACCCGGGTCAGCCCGGAGCCAACATCGGATATCGAATTCGACGTGCCGGTATGGACCGGATTCTACAGCTCCAACACGGCAACCTGGTTCGCGCTGTGGATGGGCTGCGACCCGGTGATCTTATGCGGGATGGACCTGTACCAGGGCGAGCGCAAATATTTTCACGAATACGAAGACCAGCCGCAATTTCACGAGCCGCTGGAGCACCATATCCGCCCGTGGATCGAAGATGCCCGGAATATGCTGCCAGGCTGGCAGCGGGTGAAAGTGATGTCGGGACCGTTGGCTCAGGTATTTGATCTGTACCAGGTGCCGGTATGAAGCGATTCGTGGGGCGCTACGGAGACGATCTGCTGCTGGTCCTGGGGTGCGGGTGCATCCTGTACGGGCTGGCGATGTGGAGCATCCCGATCACGTGGATCACAGGCGGGCTGATGCTGGCCGGGTTCGGCGTGATGATCGGAAAGGCAAAGGCCAAAAATGCTGCTGAGTAAGCTATTAAGCACGAACACGAAAGAAGTGAAGGAAGCGCCGGAAAGCCCGCGCCCGGACTATGCGCCCAGCATGGGCTACCGGACGGCGAGCAGCGAGCTGGTAACGCCTTACAAGGCGCAGAGCATCGCCACGGCGTACCGGGCGAAGAACATCATCTCGGACGATGTGGCCAAGCTGCCCTTACAGGTGATGCAGCGCAACGGGCGCCAGGTGCAGCAGGTGGCGCCGGACGCGATCACGCGCAATATGGCCTACCTGGTGCAGGTCAGCCCGAATCTGTGGGGCTGGACGCCCTTCCAATACAAAAAAGCGAGCATCGAATGGCTGCTGTTCTACGGCAACAGCTACACCTGGACCCCCAGCATCGGACCGCGGCAACTGCTGATCCTGCCAGCCAACCGGACCTACCCGGTGTTTGACCTGGACGGGAATCTATGGTACCGGCACACCTTTAGCAATGGGCAGCCGGTGTATATCCCGGCGGTGGAGATCCTGCACCTGCTGATCAACCCGGACGAGACCGGATTCATGGGCCGGGGCGTGATCAGCTTCGCCAGGGAGACTTTCGGCAGGCAATTGGCGGCGTATAAGGCGGAATCGAAGCTGTACGCCCAGGGGATGCTGCCAGCGGCTTATTTACAAATGTCGGGCGAGCTAAACCCGGAGGCGCGCAAGAAGGTGCGGATGAGCTACGAAGAGCAAATGGCAGGCGCCGAAAACGCTTACCGGCTGGCGGTTTTCGATAATAAGATCACCAAATTCGAACCGATCCATATCCAGCTCAAGGACGCCCAGTTTTTAGAATCCATCGACGCCACGGACCGGGATGTCTGCAACTTCTTCGGGCTGAGCGAGCACATGCTGAACCGCGGCAAGGAAGCCTACAACAGCAACGAACAGAAGTATATCGAGTACCTGCAGGGCACCCTGGATAGCTTCCTGGTGCCGTGGGAAGAAGCGGCGAGAATCCGCTGGCTTTCCAGGGAAGAGCAAGGCAGCATGTATTTCCGATTCGTAAGGGAGGCGCTCTTGCGCATGGACTCTAAAGCGCGGGCGGACGCCATGGCGACCCGAATCCAGAATGGAATGATGACGCCCAACGAGGCACGGGAGAAAGACGATATGAGCGCATACCCGGAGGGAGACCGGCATTATATGGCAGGCAACATCCTGCCGATTGGAGGAACGAATGAGTAAGCCGATACGCTGTTTTGAAGGCAATGCAGAGCCGCACGCGCCCTTCTGGAGCTTCCGGGACACGGCAGAAGGGGAAGAACCGGAAATGGAGCTATACGGCTACATCTCCGAATATTCATGGTGGGAAGACGATATCACGCCCGCCATGTTCAAAAACGACCTGTACAAGGCTGGAGCGGGCGGGCCGATCACGATCCGGATCAACAGCTACGGCGGGGACGTGATTGCAGCCAGCCTGATGCACACGATCATTCGGGATTACCCGGGCCGGGTGACCGTGCAGATCGACGGCGTAGCAGCCAGCGCGGCAACAGTGGTGGCGGTAGCCGGGGATGCGATCAAGATCCAGCAAACCGGATATTTCATGATCCACGATCCGAGCGTGGTCTTCTTCCTGGCGCAGCTCAATATCACCGACCTGACCCGGCTGGCAGACAGCCTGCAGGCGGTGAAGGAAGGGATTGTCAACGCTTACGAAACTAAGACCGGGCTCTCGCGGGCCCGGCTATCGAAGCTGATGACGGAAGAGACCTGGATGGACGCCCAGAAAGCGGTTGACCTTGGGTTCGTGGATGAGGTCATGAAGACCGAAAAGAAGGTAATCGACCTGCCGAAGAACACGGCGGTGGTGAACGCTTTACAGGGCTACACGAACGTACCGCCTGCCATCCTGCAGGCCATGGAATCTATCAATGTCGCGCCGGTAGAGGCGGCCAGCGAACCTTTACTGACGGAGGACATGCAACGCGAGGCACAAACCCTACGCGAACAAGTTGAGAAGATCCTACGAAAGGAGTCAGAAGATGCTTGATTTGAAGCCCTATTACGACGCCGTAATCGCGGCAGATGCGGAAGTGCAGCGCGTTGCTAACGAAATCGACGCTCATTTCCGCGAGGAATCGGAAGAAGGCAAAGCCCAAGCACTTGCTCTGCGCCCGGCGCTGGAAGAAGCCCAGAGCAAACACGCTGAAGCTGTATCCCTGTACGAGGCCATGCAGGCGGCCAACCGCCCGAACGACGTGGCGAAGAACTTCGTACCCGTTTCCGACACCGAACCAGACCCGGTTGAGAGCAAACAACCAGCGGTCATCAAACGCGAAGCCTATGAGCGCCTGTCGCTCGTCGATCGCGCCAAATATATCCGCACTGGCGGGAAACTTGAGGACTAAGGAGGTCCACAATGGCAAACACACTTACCGGTCTCGTACCGACCATCTATGAAGCGCTGGACATCGTCCTGCGCGAGCTGACCGGGTTCATCCCGGCAGTGACGTTCGACGCCAGCGGCGAAATGGCGGCGAAAGATCAAACCATAAGCTGGCCGGTCACCCCGGCGGCAGCGGCGGACGATATCACTCCGGCCACCACCGGCCCAACGCCCGTCGATCAAACCATCGGCCCCGGCACGATGTCGATCAGCAAAAGCCGGTCGTCCGTTTTCGGCTGGAACGGCGAGGAACAGAAGAGCCTGGGCGGCCTGTACAACAAGATCCTGGTCGATCAGTTTGCGCAAGCCATGCGCACGCTGGTCAACGAGGTGGAGGCCGACCTGGCCGCGCTGTACAAATACGCCAGCCGGGCATACGGCACCGGCGGAACCACGCCGTTCGACAGCACCAATAAGCTGGCCTTTATGGCGCAACTCCACAAGATCCTGGCCGACAACGGCGCCCCGCTGAGCGACCTGCAACTGGTGATCAACACCACGGCGGGGGCTGCGCTGCGGACCTTGACCGAGTTATGGCAGACTAACACCAGCGGCGGAGATGACCTGCTGCGGCGGGGCGTGCTGCTGGACTTGATGGGCTTCGCGGTGCGCGAGAGCGCTCAGACCAAGACCCATACCAAGGGTACCGGAACGGGCTTCCTGGTCGATCTCACGGCGGGGTATCCGATCGGGAGCACGGCGATCCACGTCGATACCGGGCTGGGCACCATCCTGACCGGCGACATCCTGACCAACACCAAGACCGGGCGGGACGCCAACAAGTACGTGGTCAAGACAGGCGGAACCGGGAGCACCGGCGCGGACGTGGATATCGTGCTGGCCAATCCCGGCAACCGGGTGGCGTGGGTGAACAATGACCCGCTGGCAATCGGCAGCGGCTATGCCGCCAACCTGGCCTTCAGCCGGTCGGCGATTGCCTTGATGACCCGAGTACCGGCGATGCCGGAAGGCGGCGACGCGGCCGACGACGTGACCGTGATCACCGACCCGCAGACCGGGCTGAGCTTCCAGGTGGCGATGTATCGCCAATACCGCCAGGTGGCCTTCGAGGTCGGGCTGGCGTGGGGCGTGAAGGCCGTAAAGCCGGAAGCCATGGCGATCCTGTTGGGATAAGAATATCAACGGACGGGGGGCAGGGAAACCTGCCCCCTGGAGCCAATGGAGGCGATCATGATTGAAGCAACAATTTATGCCGGAACTGACGGGCTAAGTGATGTGATCGATTTGCTGGGGGGTATCCTGGTTGCGATCCAGATGCCGGACACCTGGGTGACGGCTGATCTCACATTCCAAGTTGCGCTGGATGGGGTCAATTTTGCAAATTTATACGATGTGGCGGGGAATGAGGTTGTTGTCAAGGCAGCGGCCAGCCGGGTGGTAGCCCTGGATACGCCCGCGGAATGGTGGCACGGCGGGAAGATCAAGATCCGGTCTGGGACAAGCGGAACGCCGGTGAACCAGACGGCTGCCAGGGTACTTAAATTGGCAGTGCAAATGTAGGTGTGCTGGAACTGTGTGGTACAGCGCACGCATCGTTGCTGATGATTACGACATGGGGATGTGGGATAGGAGCATGTAGCATGAGAAGAGGAATGTCACTAGCGAAGAAAGTTGCGGTGCTGATGGGAGGAGGGGGGGGCTGGGAACCAACCTTCCTGTTCCTGGATAAATTCACTACCCTTGATGCAGCCCCATTGACCAGTCCTCGGACCTGTGAGCCAGGTCCTGGAACATGGACCGTAGAAACAGACACGGGCAACCTGCTCAATATCACTGGCGGGGCATTAGTACACACCGCAACAGCGACAAACAACCCTAAAATAAATGCCACCGCGACCCTGACGCGCGTGGCAGGGTTAGGATACTTTGCCAGTCTATTGCGAACCGATAACAACGCGCAATATTTTCAGATGTTAGCTGCCAACAATTTTGCAGTTTACGCGATGAGAGTGTCTTCAATAGTGAGTTTGACCACACCCAACGCTGGAAGTGCGGCACTGATCGAACCAGAAGCCCACACCTATTATCGGGCGGGCTATGTCTTGCGCTCAAGCGGGGCATATTACATCTTCGATGGCAAGCTAGTTTGGGTATCCAACACAAGCGCGGTGGATGTCAAGCCATCCATCGCTGATCGGGCAGGTAATGTCGGGGCGCTGGTAGATAGGGTTAGTTGCGCCGTCCTACCTGGTGCTTTTGCGAGCGATTATGGGTTAGCGACATTCCGGGTCGCCATACCTACAGATGGTGAGATTAAGGCGGGTGTAGCAGACGGGTTGACCGAGTTCACCTGGACACCCGCGGCTGGAGAAACCCTTAATCTCATGGTGCGCAGGACAGATGACGACAACTGCTGGATCGTGCGCTGCGTTCAGGCAGACAGCAAGATTTATTTGTATCAAAAAGAAGGTGGCGTTGAGACGGAATATGGCGCAACCGGAGGTATTGCCCAAACCTGGACAGCAGGAACGCCTTATCGAATTATTGTCCAGGCTTTCATCGGTACGATAAACGTTCACGTTAACGATACAGTTAAAATTATGTATACGTTGGCAGCCTTTAACCAGACTGCGACAGGCGTGAAAGTGGCTGGCTTCTCAGAGGGCGAGAACCTGATTGCATGGGCGCGACAATTATCGGCTACCAATATCGGATACATAAACCAGCTGTTTGGAACACCGATCAATGCCGCATTACCTCTGGCTACTCCCACTTACGATACGTCCGGCGAAGCCGTGCACCCATCCGTGAAATATATCTCGGCAGGTTGGAATGGTTATAAGTATTGGATGGCAATGACACCATATCCGGCTGGCGATGATGATATAGAGAACCCGTCCATTATTGTATCCAATGACGGTATAACATGGATCGAACCTGACGGAATTACCAATCCAATCAGCGGAGTGCCGTCCGTTGGTACGTTTTATTCAGACCCCGAACTTGTATTATCTGAGGACGGCGTAACGCTTTATTGCATTTATCGCTGGTCAAACGGAACTGACACATCTAAGATTTATATTCGTTCATCCACCGATGGGGTTACATGGAGCGCGGCGACAGAACTACTTACTGGTATAACTACAATTTTCGTCTCGCCGTCAATCGTATGGGATGGTACGCAATACGTCATGTGGCTGAATGACTCATCGGGCGGGTCTGGTGCATACAAGATCGTCAAGCGCACCTGTGCAACCATAGCTGGAACATGGTCTGAACCATCTGACTGTACGTTTGCGAATAAGCGACCTTATAATGATCTCTGGCATATTTCAGTTGTGAAAGTCGGCGCAACATACTACATGTTTGTAGGCTTATCTGCTCCTGGTGGATCAACTAAAGCGGATATATTTTTAGCAACAAGTTCAGACGGTGATGCGTGGACATTTGACCCTGAGATTGTTATACCGAGAGGCGAAACCGGAGCGTGGGACGAAGATAGGCAGCATCGGTGTTTCCCGCTTACAACTGACGGTGTTATTTTCATTTTGTATTATTCAGCCAAGAGTGTTGCAAATGCGTGGCACATTGGGCGCACGACATTTACAAGAGCATGACCCTCGCGCCGGTGCGACGGTGAAGATCACCAGCGGGAGGATGAGCAAGACCGCGGAAGTGTGGAGAAAAAGGACGGTTGATCAATGGCAAACATATTAACATCGACTGAAGCAGGGAATATCTTGCGATTGGCGTCGACGGATGCCGTGATTACCCTGCTGCTGCCGCAGATCGACGCGTACATTCGCAACGCCACCGGCCGGGATTGGAGCCAGGATGACCCGATCTCGCAGGACGCCAAGGCGGCGGCGCGGCTGCTGCTGGTGAAGTGGTACGAGGATCCTGGCGACCTGACCAGCGGGGCGAATGCGC